CTAAAATCTTTTAGTAGCAAATCAGGTGAGTTAATGACGTTTGTATTCTTATAGTAAGTGCAATGATTACCAAGAATCATGTGGACGGCGATGCCCATGTCTTCAAGACGTTGAAAATAATGTTGACGCACCCTGCTCCAAACATTAAAATCAATCCCCTTACGGTTATCAAACGTATCACCAAGATCAATAATAGTTCTGATTCCGTGTTTTTCGAGAGTGGGGAAAAAGATGTCGTCGTAGAATTTTTTGAAGTATTCCCAAAACGCAACACTGCCTTTCCTCCCGTCTAAATGTTGGTCAGTGATTAATGCTACTGTCATCGGTTCATCCTCGTTTCAATATTTTCTTTAATGCTTCCCATATCAGAATAAGATGCATTCATACCTGCCATATCACCTTCATAAGTATCGGTGTGCATAATTTCTTGATATCCAGAACGTTCCAATATCTTAGCCTTAATTTCAAGCTGTTTCTTTTCTTTTTGAATACGACGTAAGAAAGCGTAATAAATGATCTGAGTGAAGTAAGCGAAAGGATTGCTTGATTTTGCTGGATCAAAATTGTCAATATACTGTAAGCAATTTTCAATTCCATCACAAATCATATCATCCCTAAACATGTAGTTCACAAAATTAGGTTTGTATGATAGATGGGTGGCGATCTTCAAGAAACACTCACCAATATAATTTGGGACACGCGGACGAGGACTACCATTAGCTTCAGCGGCAAGAACAGAATTTCTGTACTTTGTCATTTCTTCCAGAAATTCTTTGTTATTAACGTAATACTCTTTGTTCTTTGTTCTTGCCATAGTTCATTTGACTACAAATTAATTCATGTACAATATTATACACGTTTACTAACCATTTGTAAAGGGGGTTGACAAGATCTCAAAAACCCAGTAGGATAACTCTGTCAAGGGTTCAGATGAGTTATAACCTTTAGCTTTTTTTATAAATATCTTCTAAAAATTTTTTAGTTTCATTTACTGATCCTAAATATCCCATTTTTTTAGTTAAATTTCCAGGAGATACTTTTGGAGTATCTGGTTCTTCTTCTAAAGATTTTAGATAGAATCTTTTAATTCTATCGTCAAGTTCTACAAGAGTAATAATTTGATCCATCTTTACGATAAACATTGTTTCGTAAGTTGAAGAAATCCAGTCTTTTAATATAAATCCTTCAATTTCCTTTCCGTGCTTTTTTTGTTTGATTTTTTCAACTAGCATCGGTCGATCTAATAATATACAATTTTCTTCCGTAAGATAACAAATTTTTGCAATCAGTTCTTCTCCAGAAGTTAATTTTACTGTTGAATAAAATTCTTCTTCCATAGCGTTTACAATCTAATGGTTATTATTTCATGCTTAAAGTTTTCTTCTTGATAAATTTTAATCCTTTCTAGCAAATGGTTGTATGTGTAATTAAATCTAGTAGTGCTAGAAATATCGTCGGCAATATCGTATAATGTTGCGGTATCTTTCCCTTCTCCTTTTCTTAGAACTCTACCAATAGATTGTAAGTTTCTAATTCTTGATTTAGATGGAGATGCAAAAACAATATTGTGAAGACGTTTAATGTTAATACCAGTACTAAAGGTTCCGTAAGATGCAACAATGATTGCGTTATTTTCTTTTTCAGTGATAACCCTAACTTGTTCTCTATCCTCGATGTCAGTGGAACCGTGAACAAAAAATACTTTTCTGGTATCTTCAATGCTACTATTTATTAGTTCATAAAGTGGATCACCATGCTTTTCTACGTAGTTAAAAAGAACAAGAGTATTACCATCTAAATCTTTTACAAGATTTTTTATTAAATTATTACGTTTACGATTATTTACCAAATATTCAATTTCCGAATGATAGTCTTCAAAGTATTGATATTCATGTTTGCAAAGTAATACTTTAATTCTAAGACTAGAAAGATATCCTTTTTTAATCAGATCATCTGTTTTAGTAACCTTTTCACATGCACCAAACAATCCTTCCAATACCCACTTATGAGTTTTACTTCCATCCAATGTTCCAGTAAAACCAAAACGATATTTTGCATTATGAAGCTTTGTCATAATACCAGTCAATGATTTTGACTTAAACAAATGTGCTTCATCTCCAATCACACAATCGATATCATCAAAATATCTTTTTGGAAATTTGTAAATAGATTGCCAAGTAGAAATAACAACAGACTTGTCGGTGTTCTTATCTTTCCCTGAATAAATTGTATGACAATGAGCATCTGCATCCCATCCATAGTCTTTAAAATCTTTAATCATTTGTTCAACTAGAGATGTAGTTGGAACAATCAAAAGAATTTTCTTTCCCGTAGAGACATAGTATCGAACAATACTATAAATCATCAGCGACTTGCCAGACCCAGTAGGAGATAGAAACAATCCTTTATTTTGTTTTAGTGCTTTATAGACTGTAAGATATTGATAGTCACGAGGTTTATACTTACAAATTTTATTCATGTAATGAACAACACCTTCTGGAGAAATGAAATTATTTTCATCCTCTACATCACCATACCAATCATTTTTTTCGTATGAGATTTTATAGTTTTTCTCATTGCACCACTCTTTTAAATGTGGTAATAATCCACCGTATAATTCTCCAGTTCCAGGAGAATATAAATGAATTGTTCCATCCCAATAACGATACCTAGGATTTCTTTTTAAGAACTTTGCTTCTGGAACTTCAAATGTAAAATAATCCGATAACTCACGATGAACATGAGCTTCGGATTGAATAGTTAAATAAACTTCGTTCTTTTTCCTTACAATCAGATCGGACATTAAGTATTTCCATTAATAAATTTTTCCCACTCAATAGCATTCTTAATGTGATAATTTCTCTGTGAAATCATTCTTAGAACTTGATCAAGATAATTAAGTATCTGATCAATCAATTTAATTTTTGCTTCTAAGTTGATAATATCTTCGTCTGATTCTAGGTAAACTTTCATTTTATCTGCCGTTTTGATGCTAAGACCAAATGGTTTTTCGGCATATACTTTTGCTTCTGATTCTCCAGAATAGTATTCTCTTTTATGCTTTACAAGTTTACGGATTTCAAACTCTAAAGAAGTTTTAACAGCACTAAGATCTGAGTAGTGGTTTAAGTATTTATTATGCTGAAAAGGTATCTCTAGAGATAATTTTGCTAGATCTTCTGTATATTCTTTGTTCTTGAATTGAAAATCTATTTGAGTATCGTTTTTCCACTCTTCTTTTATTTGATCAAATAATCTAATAATATTCTCAAATTTCATATAGGTTTAAAGTTTTTGTTTCTAATAGTAAATCCAGTATACTTGAAAGTTACCTGTGCTGTAAAGTACTCAATGTCTGTAACAGTAGCATCAAATCTAACTTCCGATAAAGATATTGGAAATAATTTTTCGTAATCTATAATAAATTGATTGTTAAAGTTTGACGTTGTAATAAACAACTGCCCATTTGAATATTGGATAGCGTCAATATTTGGATGCCCTTCAGAAGCACCGTTAATTTTTATCCATTTGTGAATAGAATTATAATTTTGTAAATCTTCATCAATTATAAAATTGACATTTAGATCTCCGTAAGTAACTCCACCACCAGCAATGATAGGAAATCCACGAAATCTTGTTGGTACTTCGGTAAATGAAACACTGATATCTGGAAGATTTACACTTTGGCAAAAGAAGTCAGTTCCTTCAAATCTTTCTAAGTTTAATTTGAACCCAATAGGAGCTAGGAAGTTCCTGTTTTTAGGTTGTTTGTTGTACCATTCAGCAGCCATGACATCTTCCCAAGCATAAGTATTTAGTTGTAGTATTCATTGATGCTATCTAGAATTTTGCTGATTGTCTGACGCGATGATGTACGTTGCTCTTCACTCCATTCTGGATGAAAAGTTCGATCATCTATTGATACCCGTATCTTCAAAACTTTTGCAAGGATATCGTTTTTGTTCAAAATACCTCGTGGCATTATACTTTTGCAGTAATAATTTATGTATAAAAAAAGAGGTCCCCCTAGGGACCTCTGTGAACTCTTGTGAAATGAATCACATGAGATTGATAACTTGTACTCTTCTGTAGTACATGTTGGCATTAGCGGTGAGGGTCTCACCATCTGGAGTGCCACTGTATAGACCGTTGGTGGTAACGAATGGATTTGATACCATTCCGTAACGGGTCTTGAAGCCAATCTTAGGCTGGAAGGTGTTAGGATCGATAGAACGAACCATCTGGAGGGGAACGTATGGGCAATAGAAGAGACCAGCGTCATAAGGTGAAGTACCCTTATAACCGATCACATAATAGTGCTTGTCGCTGAGGTTAGCAGCATAAGGATCAATGAAGACCTTAATACGACCGTTGATAGTACCAACAGCGAGGTTACCAGTGTCATCTACCTGACCGATGGAAGGACCACCAGCACCAGTTAGACCTGAAGAGTAGTCAAGAACACCAGCCATCGCTAGAGCTGAAGCAACGTCAGCTGAGCAGATGAGGAAGTTGCCCTTACCTCTACGAGTTTCTTGAGCGATAGCGTTAGCATCGCGCTCAACCTGGAATAGAAGACCTTTGAACTTCTCTACTGACCAACGACCGTTGGAATCAACGTCGAGGTCAAAGATGCCAGCGTTAGCAACGTTGTTCTGAGCACCTTTCTTAGCAACTCTATAAACGGTACGAACAACTTCACGGTTGATTTCAGCGAGAACTTCGCTTGAAAGAATATTAGCGAGTTCTTGCTCAGCATCAAGACCATGAATTGCCTTGAGGTCTTGTGCTA